AACAATAAAGAAACATTTGAGCAAAATGCAGATGCAAAACTAATAGCAATAGGATATAGTCCTGAAAACCCTATGTTTATTGAAGATGAAAAAGGAAATCTAATAGTTAACCCCGATAGAATAAAAGAAGATGAAGCAGTATTGAATGCAAAAATGCTTTATGTAAGTGGAGATAAGGACAACAGAGGCGATTTTAAATGGCTTTTAAAGGAACTTAACGACACAGCTAGTGAGAACCATAAGAAAACTCTGATAGAGTTTATTTTTATGATTTTATGTGTGCCTAATTTAACAGATGTAGGATTTACTAATGCTGATAATAGTTCAGCTTTAGAGAAAAAATTCTTTTCATTAGAACAATTAATAATTCAAACAGAGAAACTATTTAAAAAAGAATATTTAGCAATGTTCGAAAATTTTGTTGATAGAATTAATAAAAAATATTCAACAAGTTTTGATTTTAGTGAAATAAATATAACCTTTAAAAGAAATTTACCAACTAATAAACAAGAAATAGTTAATATGTGGAAAGGTTTAAGAGGTATAGTAAGTGATGAAACAGTAATATCTAATTTACCATTCGATATAGATGTAGAAACTGAATTAGCAAAGAAAAAAGAACAAGAAGAAGAAAACATAATGAAGTTCCAATCACAACAAAAAGTAGGTGATGAAAATGTGGGAACAAATACAGAAAGAACAAATCAATTACCTAAAGGATTACAAGAAAAAGCAAAGGTTAATGATTGATGAACTACAAGATATCGTTGATAGTAATAAATTAAGTATAGATGAACTTTACGATATAGCAGATACAAACAAAATAAATAAATTTAAAAGAAAAATAACAACTACATTTGATGAAATTAAGAATATAGAAAAACCGATTAATGATAGTTATATTAAGTTTTTAGCTGATTCTTATTTGAATAAAGCAAAAATAACTAACAAAGACATTTTATTATTCTTAATTATGCTAGAATACCTTAAATTAGCGGTCAAATTAAACGATTATGAATTGTTTAAGGAAATTATAACAATAGCATATAAACACGCTGGAAATGAGTGTAAAACCGTTTTAGGAAAGACTAAAAAAATAAGAGGTATAGATGTATTAGTATTAACGTTAATGATTATGCCTAATCATTTAGGAACAATTTGGCCCGATTATATAGCAAATGAGATAAATTACAATGCCAATCAGTTATTTAAACAAATTGTGATAGATATACAACAAGGAAATGATATTGATTTAGATAATGATATTTATAAAAGAATATTTGAAAAACAACAAAGAACACATTTAAACATTGATGGAGATAAATATAGCGGTGGAATAGATGCTGAATCGGTGTTTTTAGCAAATCAAACTATTGTTGAAGTTGGCAAAGATTATGGCATGAAAAAAGTTATGTTTATTTCAGATATGTGTGGCAATGTAACGAAGATGTGTAAGAATATGCACAAGATGGTTTTCAATCTAAAAGGACAAAACTTATTTAATAGATGGTATGGAGATAGTGCTAAAGACTTAAAAGAAGTAATAGTTGATATAGATGGTTTAGTATTAGGAATAAATATGCCACCTATTACGGGGCATTTCCATTGGTGTCATAGTACACTAACATATCAAATAGATGAAGATTTAGCAGATGAAACAAGTAAGAAGTTACTAGAAATGAATAAAACCGCTAAAGAACAATATGAAAGATATAAAAAATATTTTGGCGACGATTTACCATATTCATTACAAGAATTTATTGATTTAAGAAGGACAAATCCAAAAGAGTGGGATTATTTGAAAAAACGATATTTTATAAAAAGAAAAGAATATAAAAATAGGTAAAAAGGGCTAGAAATAGTCTTTTTTTATATGTCTTTCGCAACTACAAGACATTAAAGAATAGTTGTTTGTTATTTCCATTAAAAATATTTAATACACTGGGGCAAAAAGCAATAGTGTGGGAAAGGAGGATTAAAATGGAAGAAACAAAAACAAATGTAGTAGAAAATACTACGCAAGAAAATGCTGTATCAAGTGAGGATAATGTAGTTAAGACTTTTGATGATTTATTGAGAGAAAATAAAGATTATCAAAGCGAGTTTGACAAGAAGATAGCAAAAGCACTTGAAACAGCAAGAACAAAATGGGAAAAGGAAGCAGAGGAAAAAAGAACCGAAGCTGAAAAGTTAGCAAAAATGAATGCTGAAGAAAAACATAAGTATGAACTTGAAAAATTAGCTAAAGAAAGAGATGAAGCAATATCAAGGTTAAATGCTTATGAGTTAAAAGAACAAGCAATCAAAATTGCTAACGAAAAGGAGTTGCCTATTTCCCTATTATCTGTTATTGACTACACAAAAGAAAATGCTGAAAGTATTAAAACTAAGATTGATGAAATCGAAGTTGTATACAAACAAGCAATTCAAAGTGGAATAAATGACAGAATGAAAGAAAAAACTCCTAAAACAGTTGTAGGTGCAACAACTAAAACAAATGTACCAAGAGCAAGTTATTAGAACTTGTTTTTATTTTATAAAAAGAAAGGAAGGAAATAAAATATGGCAAGACAAGCAAGTTTAAACATTCAAGACTATTTGAATGAAGAAGTAAATGACAATTTACAAGAAATATTAAGTGGTGTTATAGAAAACATCCAAACAGGTGCAGTATCAGAAGCACTTAAAAGTAAAGAAGGTTCAGGAGACCCTACTAGTGGTTCAGTAGAATATAAAAGATTTGCAAATGCTACATTAGAAGATAAAGGAACTGCAAGAGCAGCAGGAGCAGGTTCAAAAGTAAAAGCTAAACCTGTTACTGTAAATATCGACGATGATAAAGAAATTATCGAAGAATTACAATTAAAGGATGTTAAATTATATGGTATCGATGGAATGGCTGAAAAAAGAAAAGGAAACTTCGCAAAGAGAGTTATTGCTTACTTAGATAGAAAATTCTTTGCAACAGCAGTAGATGCAGGAACTAAATTTACAAGAGGTTCATTAACTGCTGAAAAAGATATTTTAGATGCTATGATAGTTGAAGCAAAATCAACTCAAAGCGATTTTATTGATGGTATCGATGCTGAAGATTTAGCAATCGTATTATCACCAGCATGGAGAAAAGCAGTTAAAAACGAATTAGATGAGCTTCCAAATGGAACTACTCCTTCAAATGGAGCAATCGGTATGTATGATTCAATTGTAGTTTATGAATCACATAGATTACCAGAAGGAGTAAATGCTATCGTAATGCTTAAAGGTGCAGTTGCTCAACCATATTATTTAAGTGAATATGGTGCTGAGAAAGTTCCATTTGATGATGCTATAGCTTTAGAAACATTCTTATATAATGGTTCAAAGGCTTTAGTTGATGAAGCAATTCTTTACGATGCTGGTGAAGTTAAACCAAGTGTTTAATAAGTAAAACGAAAGTGAGGCGATAAGATGAAAGAAGAAATTATCGCTGATTTAGGAAATAATTATAGAGCAGAAGATAGTGACATTCTTGATAATTTAATCGAGGATGTCACTAAACAAGCTCTTTTTATTTCTAATAGAAAAACAAGCGATGTCTTAGAATTTGAAATTAAAGAAGCAGTAAAAAGTCTATATTTGTTAAGAGGAACAGAAGATGTTGAAACTTTATCAGAAAGTGGTAAATCTGCAAAGTATAAAGATGTTATGGAAAAGTTAAGAAGAGATATTGTTGCTAATGGTAAGAGGAGAATATTTTAATGCAATTAAGATATTTGAAAAGTGTTGATTTAAAAAAAGCAACAAAAGAAAAACAACCAAACGGAACATATATTGAAACCTTAACTTTAATATCTTCTTATCAAGTACAAACACAGGAATTAAACGATGATGTGAGCGTAAGCGTGTATGGAGCAGATATTAATAAAATAGCACGTATTAAGTCTGTAAACAGAGAATTAGAGGCATATTTAAAACCAAAGGTAAACAATGATAATGACAACGTATCTAAATACTATATTATTATGGATGATACACAATATAAAATAAGGTCAGTTCGCGAAAATTGGCTTGATATTGAAGCAATCGGTAAATATGAGGAAGAAATACCTTCAATATGAGAGATATAAGCGAAATGGCTACTGTTTTAACTAATAAACTAGAACAAAAACTAGAAAAGTTAAAACAAGCACAAAGAGATACAGCCAAAGCAATATGGGAAGATACAGTTAATGAAGCACCTACCACCGAAGATAATTATATATCTTCAATTCAAATTAGTGATACTACACAAGATAAAGATGTAATTAAAACATCAATATTTAGTGATTTAACAGTATGGTGGGAAAAAATAGGCAGAAATATACCTTTGGCATGCTTCTTTGAATGGGGTACTGGACCATTAGGAGAAAGTACAAATACATTCCCTCATGGATATCCTTATACAACAGATAAACCGTGGAATTATGAAGCTTGGGCTCAATTTTTTGATACAGGAACTTGGGGAATGGAAGCAAGACCACATTTTTATCCTGCATTACAAAAAAATGTTTCATTATATAAAGATAATCTAAGAAAGGCGTTGAGAGAATGAGAGAGTATATACAATCTAAACTAAACGAACTATCAAATATTGAGATAGGTACTTTTATTCCAGATGGAATGATTGAAAATAAGACTACTTATTTTGGTTATCAACTGCAAGAAGATTAT